ACGAAATCGAGTACATCCACACCCAAAAGGGTGGATGTGAACACACTTCACACGTGTGTTCGCCTACGGCGTGGGCTCCGTAAATGACAAGTTTGCATTGTCAGTCAAGTGAAAACAGGCGGGGGAATTTTAATACCCCACGTGGGACCTGCCTAGATCAATTTCAAAAACCATACTACCTTTACTAACATCGAACACCCTTCCCAACCAACATGATCATGAGGATCAGAGATTGGCCGGTAAGAAAGGATGGAATGGGTGGGTAATACTTGAAACCTTAAGGAGAGTGCTGTACTATCGATAGTGAATGAAAAAACTCGTCACAGTCGACGATGTGCCGAAAAGCACACCGCAACAGCACCCTCCCAAACAGGTTGGAAGAAGATTTATTGTAGGATTTGGTACTTGACTCTAAGTGTACATGGCACAAACTAGAAAATTATCTCTCTGGTTTGAACGGCCATAAAAAGTTGTGTGTCGGAAAATGTGATAGGAAAATTGTCAATATTAAACGGTTCAGGTATGGGGAGCTTATCAGTAAGTGCTCCACTCCATAACTTCTGTATCTTCACGTACTGCCTATGTGCAATACTCTTGGCTCGAACTTCATCGACTGGAGAGAATAAATCTTTCAATTTATTCCGAAACAGTGACTCGATGCAAGCCAGACCAAGGAGGCGCTCTTTCGAGATGACCTCACTGGGAGATTTTCCGGGAAGCGAAACAGAATGTGTAAAGGAGATGTTTTTTTGACCATAATAGGTACCAGTGCAGCTCCGAGTGACGTAGTCTGCTTGTGATGAGAATGCCGAAAACTCATACGCAGCAGAAACGTTCCTCCGAGAGTTAAAAGCATCAGGAAACCGTTTGGTAGCATAACTCCATACCTTCCATGGGATATCTGGATGGGGCCGAGGTAATGGCTTACCAAGATTGTAGAGTTTTCGCGCAATCCGTAGGTCAATTGACCGTGGAGAGTACGAACCAACAATTGGAAGCCCTAAACCGCCCAACACCTCAGGAATGAACCAAGGAATTTTATATTGACAGAGAAGTTTTGTGTTTTTATGAATGAATTGCCCAAGCACTCGCTCACGAAGGTGTTCGGGGGCTAGTCTAACTAGTTCCCTCGCTCTTGCGCCAATGGTGTCAAAACCTGGGTCGGACATGTCCTCCTCCTCACCGGATTTTTTAAGTCCGTTAAGGAGACCCCAGTTCACATACCCCATTGGTACAAAATGTAGG